AACAAAGACAAAGAACTATTAATGGGCGGATGCGCTCATACCATATTGCTGATAAATTAGAAATATCTTGGTCTTGGGATAACCTTCCTTCAAGAGCATATAGCGAAAGTCCCGAGTTTGGGGCTAACGGTCTTTCCTCACTAAAAGGTACTCAGTCTGAATATACAGCAGATGGCGGAGCAGGTGGAGTTGATCTATTGAATTGGTACGAAGATCATAAAGGTCCGTTCTGGATGTTTTTAGCATATGATAAGTATACTAACTTTGATAATACAGAAGATAGATATGCACACCTTCACCAGTACAACCAAGTTGTTCAAGTTTATATATCTGATTTTAATTATACTGTTGTAAAACGTGGAGCAACAAACCATGACCTTTGGAATATTTCGGTAACACTGGAAGAGGTCTAAAGTGTTTGTAAGTAGCGAACTAAAGACACATCTAGAGTCTTCTTCAACTATCCAATTGCAGTCTCTTGTTTTGGCTGAGTGGAACTTAAATATGCCAGACAATATTCAGAAACTAGGAAACTATAGATATAGACCAACAGGAACTGATACTAAATTTAAGACTATAGCAACTACCTTTGATGCAGCAGATGCTGCTGGTTTGTATACAGGTGCTACTGATGCGGATATTGCTATTGACGGTGGCTTTACAGATTCTGGAGTCCCACAATTTTTTACATCTACAAAAGATAAAATGAAAATGATTTATTCTTTAGAAGATTGCATTAAACCATTTAGACCAAGATCTGGTATTAATAAGTTAATGTATTTTAGTGGTAACTATATTCATAACTCAAATGAGTTAATGTCTCAAAGACCTAGATATTATATGCCATCTCGCTATGATGAATTTAAATACTGGACTTCATATAGAACTGAGACTGCAGTAGAAGGTGGTGTCACAAAAACAATTGAGCGTGGCATTGCTAAAAACAAAGTTGGAACCCTAAACTATATTGATGATGCAGCGCCATTTGTTGTGTATAAGGAAAATGTTCCAGCAAATAGAATTATTGTAAAGATGCAGACAAATATTGGAAATGTAAACCTAGGTCCATTTACAACATCTTCGGGGTCAATTCAAGATCCTCTGTTTAGAACAGACTATAAGACAACTCCAGTTAACTGGAAAATACAGTATCTAAAGGATAGTGCCTGGGTAGATGCTCAATCTTTTAATTCTTCAAGCCTAAGAGACGACGGTACAGCAATAGTTGGATCAGAGGGATATGTTGAATTACAATACGGACTAATACTACCTAAAGAATATAAAACAAAGTTTAACTACCAAGAAACACTTCCAGCAGTATCACAGTTACCAAGCATTGCCTTTGATGGATATGCATACCTAGTTATTCCTACAACTGGTAGCCGAGGAACATTTCATATTTGGGATGAAGCCTCAGAAGAATATAAGACATTTACTCCACAATATGGATGGAGAGTTGCAGAAGAAACTATAAACAATGAAAGTAGTTTTATAGAAGACCTTACATCTCCTACTTACTTTAATAACGAAACAGATGGTCAAAAGGTTTATAGAGAGTTCCAGAACATACGTGGAATTCGCATTGTTGTAGATACTATGAATAAGTTTGATTCTAGATTTGACCTAATTGAAATGTCACCCAGACTTGTTGTTGATATTTCTGATAAAGTTATAGATTTTAGGATTAACAAAAGCCTTGCTGATCTTGGATCAACGTCTTTACCTGTTGGACAACTACTTGCTTCAACTGGAGAGATTTCTGTTTTTGATGACGACCAAGCCTTTAACCCTAATAACACAACAAGTATAATCAGCAAGTATGTAAGAAAAAATATTAAGTTTAATTTCTATGAAAAAATTGTTAATGTTGGTGGATACGATTATTATGTGCCAATGAAAACTTTATACTCAGAAGGTTTCCCACAGGTTGAACGTAACTCTGGATCTCTTTCTTTATCACTTAGAGATATGTATTTTTTGCTTGAGTCAATGCCTGCACCAAGAATGCTTGTTACAGAAGCATCACTTAGTTATGCCATTACCCTTTTGCTTGACTATATTGGATTTAGTAACTACACGTTTCTTAGAGTTGCTGGTGAAAAAGATCCAATCATTCCATACTTCTTTATTGCTCCAGACCAAAATGTTGCTGAAGTATTAAATCAGTTAGCCGTCTCAACACAGACAGCAATGTTCTTTGATGAATATAACAATTTTGTTGTAATGAGCAAAGACTATATGATGCCTTCGATAACCCAAAGAGAATCAACTTTTGTTTTATCTGGATCCAACAATCAAACAGATACAGGTGTAACTGAAAATGCTACATCTGGAAATCTTCCAAACATTATATCTATTGCATCTGAAGATAAAAAGATATTTAACTCGGGAAAGATTAACTATACAACAAGATATATCCAGAGATCATATGGAACTATTCGTCAAGCAAGCATGGTCGATCAAGAAAAAACATGGATATATAAGCCTGCACTTTTATGGGAAGTGTCTGGAACTGAAAACACAAAGACTATTAATGAAGTAGCCAGTACTCAGGGTAGTTATGTTTTAGGAGCAATGCCAATTGCATCAGATGTAACAAGTGCTGTACCAACAGTTGTTAATAACTTAATGACAAATAACATAATTGACTTAGGAGAAAACGTATACTGGCTAACAAGATACACAGGCTATCTATATGCAAGCGGTGAAATTATTAAATACGATGCTGCAGAGTTTAGCGTTACCCTTGGTCTTTGGTATGACATTAAAGCAGATGGAACAATAGATGAAACAAAACAGTATTTTGTAGAACCAGGAAACTTTGCACCAGCATCAGTTATTTCTACAATTGAAGCGCAGGTAAAGTCTAAGGCAATCACTCAGGCACAAGCAGATAAGACTATTGAACAATGGAAAGCAAACCACAGACAGGGTTCAAGTAACGTTTGGATTAGCAGCAATGAAGAGTATCAAAAATATTTTTCTGTATTGCCGTTTAACGGAAAGATCTACCCTACTGGAAGAATTAGAATATATTCTGTACCTTACTACGAAACAACTGGTGGAGTTACAAAGATGAAGAACGGTGCTGTTGTTGAGCATGGTCGTGGACAATTTGGAACAACAATAACAGCACATACAGCAGGCATAAATACTTATTGGTCTAATAACGATAATGTTCGTGGTTGCAATATGAAGGCTAAAGATTATTTATTTACAACTAACCCAAGCCCAACATTACCTTCCACAATTGCTGGAATCGCTGGAGTTGACAATACTCGTGCTAAACAAACAACTAGAAACAGCATTATTAGAAACTTTATGTCGGTAAGTGGAAAAACAGAAACAGAGGTAAACTCTTTTACACAAACAAGAACAGGAACCATTCAGTCTTCTGCTCTTGTTATGAATGGGCCTGCATTTACAACTACTGAAACACCTATTGATTTTATTTCTTATGTATACAAACCTTTAAATAATGCATACAGACATTTTGGCACAAGAATGCGTATCATTGGAAAAATTGAGAATAACCAAACAAGAGGACAGACTCCAACAGGAAGTAGTACGTATTATCAGGTAACTGGATCTCTTACTGACCAAAGTGTTAGTATTGGTGGTGGCTCTGGAGGTCTTGGGGTAATGTTAAATCCAGACACCAATAATGGATACTACTTTGAAATAGTTGCATTAACAGAGAGCAATGCAGAGTCTTATTTAAAAACAGAGGCAGATGGAACTGAAGATGTTGTTGTTCACAATGTTTTATTTTATAAGATTAAGAAGGATAGTTCAACTGCAGATGCAATACCAGTTAAACTTTGGGGCGGTCTTTCAAAAATTACAGTAGACGATGGAAGTTTTACAGGACAATATAGAATGACCACACAGGATACGCCAACAGTATTTGACCTTTCTGTTGAGTATAAAGATTTAGGAAAGATTAGAAGGTTCTACCTTTACATTAATAATAATCTTGTTAAGGTTGTTGACGACAACGATCCACTTCCTATTTATAATAACATGGCTCTATTTACTCGTGGATCATCACGGGTTATGTTTGAAAATATTTATGCTCTTTCAGAAAACTACTCTCAGAATACTGTTGCAACTGCAGTAGATACAATTGCCCAAACATTTGGAGATGAGTCTGTAGACATTAATGAGTCATTTAGAAAGTATGCAATGAGTGGTGTTATCCAGTCAACGTATCTTACTGGAGTAAGCGCTCAACAGCCTCCAAAATATAATATGTATTTTGATGAGTTTGGAACAATTATGAGAGAGTGTGCATACTTTGATATTAAATATGATCGTGCATATCCAGCACTCTATGCTCAACTATCTCCAACCTTTAACCGAATCAAGGGCTACACAACTTCTGGATTCTATGCAGATTCTTACGGCGCTGAGTTTATGGTATTTAATGCTACAGACAAAGCCTTAGTCTTAGATGATACAAGCGGAAACTATCTAAGAATTCAGGGAATAACATTTACGCAAGACACAACACATGAACTAACTGTAGATGAGTACTTTAATAAAAGATCTAGTCAGTCTGACCCAGAACTACAAGGAACAACTGTTTTAACATCTCCATATGTAGAGTTAGAAAAATATAATAAAATTAAACAAAGTAGAATGATTTATGGAAACAATGAGTTTTCTATTGAAGCACCATACATTCAAACGCAAGACTCTGCAAATAGCCTTATGGGTTGGATCATTGATAAATTAATGATACCGAAAAGATCTGTTGGTGTAAACATATTTAGCATACCAACGCTTCAACTAGGGGATATTGTTACAATTAATTATAAAGATAGTAATAATCTTGACGTGGTAACTTCATCTACAACTAGGTTCGTAGTATACAATATTGACTATTCAAGAAGTTTAGATGGTCCAAATATGACTGTTTATTTGAGCGAGGTGTAATATGGCAAATAGCATTGGAGTAATGACTGGCGCAGATGGAAATTTGTATGAACTTTTTTCTGATGGATCAAGAGTTCTAAAAGAAGCAGGTTACCAAAAAAGAATTGATGCTATGGTTGCAACCCTCAACTCAACAACTAACAAACCTGGCCCAAGCCCTACTAATGTTACAACTACAGTAACATCTCCAGCAGTTAGTCCTACACCTGCTGCCGTTACATCTACACCAACAGCCTCTTCAGCAAGCACAACTCAAGTAAAAAGTGCTACAAAAGATATTATTTTATTTGATGATGGAACTATACCAATTGCACTTATGGCAGATCTAATATTTGAAGATATTGGTGGTCAAGAGTTAATTAATATTGCAAGGCGTGACACTGTAAATGGACAAAAAATCAGTTATCAGCCAATTAAGAATCTTTCATCTATAGAGCAACAGTATAACCCTAACAATATAGTTAGTCTTCAAGCAACTGCAGATAAATATTTTGCTAACTTTCCAATCAAACTTGATGACAAGATCCCTGAAACTGGAGGGGGTACTGGAGGAGACTATGTTTATATAGATACAGTCACAGGAAACCTAGTGGTAGAAGCAGTAAATCTTGAACTAGATGAACAGATAGAAATTCAAATAGCCAGAAGTGGTACAATATATGAGACAGATTTTAACTAGGGAGCATCTTGATAACTAATACTGGAAAGTCTATTCTGGGTAAATACCTACTAGGTCAGGCTCCAGCCTATGCTTCATTTATTGCTATTGGGTGTGGGGCTAGACCCTTAGATACCACAGATGTTCTTGGTGACTACTCTAATAAAAAGAACCTTGATTTTGAAATGCTTCGTGTTCCAATATCTTCTAGAGGGTTTGTTAGTGAGGGTGGTTTAGACAAGATCGTATTTACTGCAGAACTACCAGCAGAAGAAAGATATGAGATAACAGAGGTTGGTATTTTTTCTGCAAAGTCAAATCCATCGGCAGGCGCTTATGATAGTAAGACTGTGTTTTCTTTTACAAGTACTGAAAACTGGAACTATCACACCTCAGCATCTGCAACAGCGATTACACCAATCACTACTGCACTAGATGCAAGCAATGACAATATTATTTCAACATCTTTAAAAGTTTTTCAGACAAATGCAGACAACTCTATATTTTATAAAACATCAAGAGCAGCCAGATACGAAAGATGCAGATTCTTAAATAACGTAATTCTTATGCGTGGAGACGACGCAACCTTGACGGTATCTGGAGGACACTTTGTTATTGGTGCAGGATCTAACCATATACATTACACTAGACCAAGCGCAAACTTTTCTCAAAACTCTCCAACAGACGAACTGCGTCTAGCATTTTCTGTAATTAATAAAGACGGAGGTTCTGCTCTGGCTCCAGACACAGTTAGAATACTTGTTGATTTTGCTTCAACTGATGCGGGTACAGGAGAGTATGCAAGGTTTGAAGCAGAGATAACAAACGGTACTGATCCAGGAGAATATGACCTAACAGAAAATAGGTACATAGTTATTTCAAAACAACTTCAGGAACTATACACAAGTGCTAACTTTACTTGGAATGCTGTTACAGTTGCAAAAATATACGTAAGTGCTATCTATGGTGGCGCTGTTTCAAACAACTACTATGTTGCTCTTGACTCAATGAGATTAGAAAATATAGCAACTGTAAATCCTTTGTATGGATTAACTGGATACTCTGTTATTCAAAACCCAGATTCTGAATCAATTATTAAAGCACCAAATACAAGCAACTATGTAGAATTTAGATTTTCTATTGGTGTAACGTAATGGCTGAGATTATAAAAAAGGCAAAGATATTAAAAGAAAGTTTGCCACCAGTAAGCAGTATCACTGGAGAGTATAGTGTAAGATATAGAATTATATCTGAAGATAAGAACAGAACATCTTCTTGGTCTTCTGTTTATAGTGTTGATCCAAACTACACCTATGTCCCTGGAAAAATAAACGTATCATCTTCTTCTGGAGTTGTTCGTGTAGCCTGGGATTCTGTAACAATTAAGATTGGGTCAAACACTATTCGTCAAGCAAAAGATTATGATATTTTTATTAAGTGGAGTAAATCTGATGGTATTGGTGACTGGAAGTATGTAGAAAGAATTACAACTAATAGTACTAGTTTTGTTGTACCAGATACATTTTTTGTAAATGGTGTTGATCAATCTTTTACTCCAACCAGAATTACAGTTGAGGTATACTTAGTAGGTGAACCAGTAACTAGGGACTATACAACACTACGTGTTTATAATCCAGCAATGCATACGATCTAATGATATAATGGAGAGATAATGGCAAAAGTACCGCTACCCGAAAGAGGGCAACCAATAGATGTTACATACATCTACGAATTAACTAAGGCAGTTAATGATTTATCTGCACAGGTTTCTTCTGCAACCTATAAAACTACTACAGTAGATGCTGGAACAGCAGGGCCACAAAGCGTAAAAACATCAGAAGCAAAGTTTATTGGTGGGTATGTAGAGGTAGCAAACAACAAAACAGTTACCGCTTCTTCAGAAGTTCCATTTTCTTTTCCATACAGTGACTTTAAATATGCCCCAGTAGTTACAGCAACACCAATTAATAAAGGCGGAACTCCAGCAGGACAGAACGTTACAGTAACTCTAACAAGCGTTACAACGACTAAGGTGGATGGAATTGTAAGATTTAATGCTGCTGGCGATCTTACTGTTGGTGTTAACCTTATTGTTATTGGCGTACCAAACTAACATTAAGGATGTTAAATTGATTTCTTGCCGAAAGTGCAAAGGTAGAATGTTCGTTGACAGACAATATTCTAGTATTGATCATGTTGAAATTTATTGTGTTCGTTGTGGATCAAGAAAATTTTTTCATCCACCAAGTGAAAGCAGGGAAGGCGCATGGATACTTCTAAACGAAAAATCCAGAGCGAAGCATACAATAACGAGCCTGTAATAAAGGGCAAAGTTAAGGTATGGTTTTTAAATGGGGACTTAGTAAAGGTCCATCACTCTTCTAGATCCACTGGCTTAGTAACCTTATACAATGTCACAAAGGATAGATTAGAATCTTGCTTGCTTATTGATTTTAAGAAATATAGAGAAAGAGCCTACAGTGTAGCAGAAACTGCTGTACTTGTCAATAGGCATAGAAAGTATATTCCAAGTTTAATTAAACGAGGAGTTATTCCACCACCAATAGGTGCTAGTTTAAATGGAGAAAGATCTTGGCAGGTTAGAGCGTACTATTCTGAATCGCATGTTAAAGAGATACGTGCTATACTTGCAAGTATACATATTGGACAACCAAGAAAAGACAAGTTAATAACAAATAACATGACTCCTACTAGCCAAGAATTGACACGGCGAATGGGAGACGGTATACTTACATATACGAAGACAGAAGATGGACGATTTATTCCAGTGTGGAGTGAGTCCATTTAAAACGAAATGGGTGGATAATGGAAAACGAACCAACAAAAGTAAATGTAACACTTGGATATACTCTTAACCTGGGCAACTTCCAGTCACTAAGACTTGACCTAGGCGTTGTAGATAGTGCACGTAATGGAGAGACAGCAGACCAGGCTTTTGAGCGTGTCTATAAGTTCGTAGAAGACAAGTTAACAGACAAGATCCGTGAAGCACAAGAAGAGGCTTCTGAAGGATAATGGCTGACCGCAAAGACCGAATGGCTTTGCTCAGTAGATTTAACAAGTTTTACCTGCAAAGGTATGAGCAAAAGTCTAACATGAATCTTAACGTAGAGCAGTGGGCTGCAGATGCACTCATTGAGTCATACGGCATTAGTGATTGCTATGATATTCTAGAGTATTACTTTTCTATTGCACAAGAACCTAGTTGGAACTATTTTGCGTACAACACAGAAAAAATTATTAATGGTAAAAGAGAAGTAGAGCAAGACAAAAAAGACAGAGCAGAACGCAGACGAATGGCAAAGGAGTGGTTAAGTGAATAATACAGAGGCAAAAGTAATTACCGCAGTATTAGAAGATAAGCAGATTCACGTACTACTTCAGGCAAATGTAGAAACACTTCTAAGAACCCATAATGATATCTGGAACTTTATTCGTTTATACTCTGAGAATAATCAAGCACTTCCTCCATCAGATTTAGTAAGAGAAAAGTTTCGTGACTTTGAGCCAGTATCTGGTGTTGGTTCTACAAAGCACCACCTTGCAGAACTTCAGACAGAATATCTAAACGATAGCCTAAAGGATCTTCTTCGTAATGCAGCAGGTGAGGTTCAGACTGGTAATGGAACAGAAGCACTTGAACATCTTATTACCAAAACCTCAGAACTAAAAAAGAATACTGCTGCTATTCGTGATATTGATGCAACTGATCTTGAGGATGCTGTTGCTTACTATGAAAGAGTGCAAAAGCAAAATGAACTTGGGGCTGTAGGAATTAAGACTGGTCTTCCAGGGTTTGACAATTATTTACCTGCAGGAATTATGCCAGGGCAACTAGGTGTATTCTTGGCTTATCCAGGAATTGGTAAGTCATGGATGGCTCTATACTTTGCAGTTCAAGCATGGAAGCAAGGCAAGTCTCCTATGATTATTTCTCTTGAAATGTCTGAGACAGAAGTTCGTAACCGTGTGTTTGCAATTATGGGTGAAGGCCTTTGGTCACACCGAAAGTTATCTAATGGTGAAGTAGAGATTGATATGCTTCGTAAGTGGCATGCTAACAAAGTTGCAGGTCGTCCAGAGTTCCACATTATCTCTAACGACTCTGGTGGAGAAGTAACTCCTTCTGTTATTCGTGGAAAGATTGATCAGTATAAGCCAGACTTTGTTGTGGTTGACTACCTACAACTTATGAGTCCTAATCAACGTGCCGATAATGAAACGGTAAAGATGAAGAACCTTTCACGAGAACTTAAACTCATGTCTATTAGTGAAGAAGTACCTATCATTGCTATCTCATCTGCTACACCTGACGATGTAAAGGATCTTAGCACTCCTCCAACACTTGGACAAACAGCGTGGTCAAGACAGATTTCTTATGATGCTGACTGGCTTCTTGCGTTGGGTCGTGGAGTTAATAGTGATATCATTGAATGTGTATTTAGAAAGAACCGTAATGGATTTATGGGTGACTTCTTAGTACAGGTAGACTTTGATAAGGGCTACTATAGATATAAGGATTTTGAAGATGGCAAGTAATATCTATAGCGAAGAACAAATTCGCAGAGTTCTTAATGGCTCTGGTATGGAAATTGAAGCAGAGTTTGGTAATGACTTTATTGTATATTGTCCATACCACAATAACAGCAGAACTCCAGCAGGAGAAGTAGCAAAGGATAGTGGTTTATTCTTTTGCTTTGGATGCCAGACAACTAAAAACCTTGAAGAGTTTATTATGTTTACAACTGGGCGCTCCTACTTTGAGACTGTTCGTTATATTAAAAGCAAAGAAACAGAAACAAACATAGAGAACATAGTTAATAAGGCTATGTATGCACCACCAGATTTTGTTCAGTATGACGAAGTTCTGATTAAGCGTTTAAATAATCAAGCACTTGAGTCTCCAAGAGCAATGAGATATTACTCTGGAAGATCAATTACAGAAGATTCTGTTAAAAAGTTTTGGTTAGGTTATTCAGAGAAGCAGGACATGGTTACCATTCCTGTACACTCTCCAGATGGATTAACGATTGGTTTTGTTGGTCGTTCTGTTGAGGGTAAAGAGTTTAAGAATACTCCTGGTCTTCCAAAGAGCAAGGTTTTATTTAACTTGCACAGAGTTAAGACTTCTAGTATTATATATGTAGTGGAATCATCTTTTGATGCCATTCGTTTAGACCAAGTAGGTTTCCCAGCAGTTGCAACACTGGGTGCTAACGTATCTGCCTCACAGATAAAGTTGTTAGAAAAGTACTTCAACAATGTTGTACTTGTTGCAGACAATGACGATGCTGGTGCAATCATGAAAGACAAGTTAATTGAAAAACTTGGCTCTCTAGTCAGCGTAGTTACCATAGATAAACAATACAAAGACATTGGCGATATGGATGATAGTGCAATCAGGAATATAGAATTCCAGTTTGACAAATCTATTTCGTCTATGCTAAACTAATATAACAACACGAAGGAGAAAATATGAGCGTAGTAAAGGGACTCAAGAACATTAATGCCCTGCTTGACAAGCCAAAGTATGACGAAAACTCACCAAAGGTAAAGTGGTTAAAACTTGCCGATGGTCAATCAGTAAAGATTCGCTTTATTGAAGAACTAGATGAAGACTCAGCAAATTATAATGAAGGCCGTGGTCTTGCACTAGTTGTTAAGGAACACACAAATCCAAAGGACTATAAGCGTAAGGCTGTAGATACAATGGAATCTGAAGGCCGTGACTGGGCAGAAGAAATGCATCGCAAAGATCCAAAGGCTGGATGGCGTGGTCGTCTTCGCTTCTACTGCAATGTCCTAGTAGACGATGGAATTGAAAAGCCATATGTTGCTATTTGGTCAATGGGTGTAAGCAAGCAATCTGCTTTCAATACTATTCGTGAGTATGCTCTTGAAACAGGAAGCATCTCAAACTTGGTATGGAAGGTAAAGCGCAATGGTCAGGGAACTGAAACATCGTACACACTTATTCCATCTGCACCAGACAAAGAACCTTTTGAGTGGGCAGAGATTGAACCATTCCCATTGGAATCAGCACTTAAGAAGATTCCTTATGCGGAACAAGAAGCATTCTATTTGGGCTTTGATGGTCCAACAACCACGTCTGCAACAAACACAGACTGGTAATAGATGAACTACGCAGGCTTACACGTACACACACACTATTCATTATTTGATGGTGTTGCTACTCCAGAAGAATATGTAGACCGAGCAGTTGAACTTGGTATGCCAGCATTGGCTATCACAGATCACGGA